TTGAATGATATCGTATTAAATTCAGTTAGGGTCGTAACGACCTCAACTGGAGCCGACGGCAAGACCTACGAGATGGTCTGTCTCCCCCTGCGGTACCTCAACGGCTGGCTGTTCAAGATCAACGCCGCCCGTTATCTGGATCCGGAGAAGCGCGATACCATCATCCAGTACCAGAAAGAGTGCTACCAGGTCCTTTTTAACCACTTTCACCCGGCCGGCGACCCGGATCCGCGCTACAACTCCCTGGACCAGGTGGCCAAGGATTCCAAAGCCATCACCATGCTGTTCAAATCGCAGATCCAGATCGCCAAAAGCATGGGCATGGGCCGCAAGCGTGCCGTTTTGAGCGCCAATGCGGCTGTCGAGCGCATGACCGGCCACGACTGCATCAAAAGCCTGGAAGCGGAGCGTTTTTTCGATGCGCGGGCGTATCCGGCCGCGGGCGAGGCCGACCGCTACGATTATGAGGATGTGGCGGCCGATTTCGTGACGACCTGTTGCGTGGTGGAGCCGGGGGCCCAGGTGGGCGCCTCGGTGTTGTACGAGGCCTATACCAATTTTTGCCGTGAAAGCGGATTCGCCAAATTGATTCTGTCCCAGCGCCGCTTCGGCCAAATCATGGGGGCGCGTTTCGAAAAGGTAAAGAGCGGCATCGTGCGCTACATCGACATCCGGCTCAAAAAACCGGCATTGATTGCGGTTTGAACGCAAAGTGCATGGCGCTAAGCGCATAGCACAGAGCACAAAGCAAAACCAAACATCATCAACCCGCTATGCGCCATGCTCCATGCGCTAAAGGAGGGAATTATCACCAAAACCAAACCATCATCCGACATTGAGGTCCTGACCCGGGCCAAGGAAAAGGCCCGGGTCAGGGTCGAGGAGGATCCCAACGCCGGCAACCTGGCGGCGTTGGAAAAAGCATCCCGGATGCTAAGCGGCGCCGAGGATGAGCCTTTTTTCGATGACCGCATGAAGGCTCTGAAACATTTACAGCATCTCGGCTACGGGACAAACAGGGGGATCATCCAAAAAAGCAAGCTATACAAAGATGCGGCTCCCGGACCGAAGCAGCTTTTAAAAGTCCAACCCGATGGAAGCGTACTCGAAAAAGATCTCATGGTTTACATTACGGTGGCCGGGTTAAAAAAACCGGACCGGCCCGGCGGCGACGCCCCCGAGATCCTGGCTAAAAAAGCCCAGGCCGAGCTGGACAAGATCCTGGAGCAGACCGAGGAGATCCGCTTTAAGCGTGAAGTGAATCAGGGTAAATACATCCTGCGGACCGCTTTCGAGCAGGAACTGGCCGCGCGTACGGCGGTTTTGGAAGCCGGCCTGCGCTACATGGCCCAAACCCGAATCGCGGACTGGATCGCCCTGGTGGACGGCAATATCAAAAAACGGCCCCGCCTCCTGAATACCATCAACGAAGATCTGGACGAAAAGCTGAACGAGTTCGCCACCATGGACCGATATCAGGTGATCGTTTTGGAGGATGAAACGGAGGCTCATAATGTCTCTTGAAACCACATCGATTACGGTTACGAAGCCGTCCTGGCTCCCCCCGGGTCTGCAAGCGCAGTTGGCTTTGGAAGGCCGCATCGAGATCACCACCGGTTTCACTCGCGCCGAAAAGAAAGTCCTGCGCAAGCGCAAAAAAATCCCTGCCAGCGCCTGGGCTGAACGCCACCGCATGCTCACTGCGGGGCCGTTGCCGGGGCCCTGGAAAAACGAAGCCACGCCCTATTTGGCCGGCATCATGGACGCGGCCTTCTTCTCATCCGTGCAGACGATCATCGTATGCGCCGCGCCCCAGACGGGCAAGTCCGAATCGGTGCACAACTGCATCGGATATGTCATCGACCGCGCCCCGGGTCCGGTCCTGTACGTCTACCCGGACCGGGATACGTCGCGCGAAAACTGCAACGATCGCATTCAGCCCATGATCGAATCATCCCCGCGCCTGCGCTCCTATCTGACCGGGGTGGATGACGATGTCAGCAGCATGCGTGTCAATCTGTCGCATATGCCCATCTATCTGGCCTGGGCCCGCTCAGCCGCGCGTCTGGCCAACAAACCGATTCGCTATGTGGTTTTTGACGAATGCGACAAATATCCCGAGACGGCCGGCAAAAAAGAGGCCGATCCCATTTCGCTGGGTGAAAAACGGACCACCACTTACCGCTGGAACCGCAAGATCTGGAAGATTTCAACCCCTACGATCGAAACGGGTCCCATCTGGCTGGCCCTTACCACGGAGGCCCAGGCCGTATTTGACTATCATGTCAAATGTCCGGCCTGTGGCGTTTTGCATCTGATGACCTTTGAGCAGATCAAATGGCCCGAGGGCGAGCGCGATCCGGAGCGGGTCGTGTCCAAGGGCCTGGCCTGGTATGAATGCCCGCATTGCGACCAGCATTGGGGGGATGCCGAACGCGACCGCGCCGTACGCGCCGGTGAATGGCGCGAGCGCGAAAGCGGCCGGGAGCTTTTTGACTATCTGCAGGCGCAACGGCCGCGTAAGATCGGTTTTCACCTGCCAAGCTGGCTTTCCTTCTTCGTGAGCCTGAACGAGCCGGCGGCGGCCTTTTTGCGCGGTCTCAAAAACAAAAGCAAGCTCAAGGACTTTCTCAATGCCCATAAGGCCGAACCGTGGCGCGATTACACCGTGGAGCGCAGCGAGGATGCCATTCTAAATCTGGCCGACGAGCGCCCTCGCGGGCTGGTGCCGGCCGGTGGCAGCGTGGCCGGTCTCACCGGCGCGGCAGACACCCAGGCCAACGGCTTTTATTACGAGATCCGCGCCTGGGCCTACGGTCTGACCCGGGAGAGCTGGCAGGTGCGCGAAGGATTTGCCCCCACCTTTAAGGCCCTGGAGCAAATCATGTTCGACGACGAATACCGCGATGCAGATGGCCGCAAATACGTGGTGCAGATGCTGGTCATCGATGCCATGGGAGGCGTCGCGCGCGAGACACTCGGGGAGGGTACGCGCACATCGGAGGTTTACGATTTTTGCTGCCTGCACCGCGGTCGCAGCTTTCCGCTCAAAGGCGAGCAGCGCATGAACGCACCTTTTGCCTATTCCAAGCTCGAGACTTACCCCGGCACCAACAAACCGATCCCGGGCGGCCTGCAGCTTCTGCGCGCCAACACCACCTTTTTTAAAAACCGGCTTTCAAACATCCTGGAGATCTCCCCGGCCGATCCAGGTGCCTGGCATCTGCATAGCGAGACCCCCTTTGAATGGGCGCGCCAGATGACGGCCGAATATGTGGACGAAAAAGGTCTCTGGCAATGTATGTCCGGCCGGGCCAATCACGCCTGGGACGTTTCGGTCTACAACCTGGTGGCGGCCGAGATTATCGGGCTGCGCTTTTGGAAGCAAAAACCGCCCCCCAACGCCGTAGCGCCGCCCAAGTCGAAACGCCGCGTGTTAAACCGGGGCATTCACATATGAGGAGGAATAACCATGACACAGCAAATTCAAGAAATAGACCTGACCCGGATCCGACCCAACCCCGCCAACCCGCGCAAGCGCTTTTCCGGGCCCACTTTCAACGACCTGGTGGCCTCCGTCAAAAAGCAGGGCGTCATATCGCCCATCCTGGTGCGACCGGTCAAATCCAAAAAGACCCCTTATGAGATCATTTTCGGTGAGCGCCGCTTCCGTGCCTCCCTCAAGGTCGCCAGGCAAAACGGTGGCCTGACCGGCGCCACCATCCCGGCCATGGTGCGCGAGCTCGACGACTCGGCCGCCTTCGACCTCATGACCATCGAGAACCTGCAGCGCGAGGATCTCACCCCCCTGGAGGAGGCCCGCGCCTTTGCCGTCTACCTGAACAAAAAGGGCGACGAGGCCCTCCCCGATCTGGCCGAGCGCACCGGCATCCACCCCCGTTACATCCGCCGGCGCGTGGCCGTCCTCGATCTCCCCAAGGCCGTGCTCAAGATGTGGGATGAGGGCGAGTTCCTTTACGGCCACCTTGAGCAGCTCGTCCGTGTAAAGAATAACAAGCCTTTGCTCGGCAAGATATTGTTCGAAATAAGACAGCGCTTTAAACGTCGGGGCGAAACCACGACCGTAAAGGAGCTCAAAAGCGAGATTGACAGCAGGGCCCCGGCCCTCAAACATGCCCTTTTTGACTTGAAAAAGGCCGGCTGCACCACCTGCCAGCGCAACAGCGACGTACAGAAAAAGCTTTTTGACCTGGACGGCGAGAAAAAGTCCTGTCTCGATCCGCGCTGTTTCAAGCAGCAGCAAAACAACTGGCTTTTGGCAAATTGGGAAAAGAGCAAGTATCACCAGGCCAATAAAACCGTTGGATTCCGATTCAGAGAGGATTTTGGCTGGAACGATTACGAGTCATTCGGCTACGCCCGCCGCGCAAAGAAAGCATGCCATACGTGCGAGCATTTTGTAACCTTAATAAGTGTGGACGGCAGCGAAAACACTCCACAGGCCTGCATCGGTGACAAAAAATGTTTTAAAGTAGAATCCCGCAGCACCGTATCCGGTTCAAAATCCTCCGGCGAGTCCAAGCGCCCCACCTGGCACGGGGAGCACTTCCGCGAAAAGTTCTACCAGGCCACGCTCCCGGAGAAAATCGCGGTCATCGACAACGAGGATGAGCGTAATTACCAGCTCGCGCTTTTCGCTCTTTTGAAATCCAATAACGGTCTCCATGAATGGTTTTCGTTAAAAACTGGCCTGAAAGAACCGCCCCCTGAAGATACTGAAAGTTGGGAGCGCCCAACATATTATCACATCTCGCATAAAGACCTGTTTGCAGCCGTAAGTCGGATGGACCGCGACCAGATCATGGAGGCCTTCCGCGAGGCCGCCGCCCAGGTGGTTTTACAGAGCCATGACGACGGTCACCGGCACGAAATCGCCAAATATGTTGGTATCGATCTGGGCCGGGAGTTTGCCATCGATGAGGAGTACTGCAAAAAAAAGACCAAGGCCGAGCTCCTCTCCTTTGCTCAGGTCCACGGCATCACCGAGGACAAAAAGGCCAAAGACTACCTCTATGAAGTCCTGCTCAAAAAACGCGGCAGGTTTGAAAGCTGTAAAAAATCGGAGCTGGTCAAGCTGTTGCTTGAATCCGGTGTCGAACTCACCGGCAAGACCCCGCTTGAAATATTCCCAGAGGGCGAACGAGAGCGCCTGGTAAACATCTAAATAAAAAAGCCCCGGAGGACCGGGGCCGTGGGTAAAGATGAAAGATTATCCTGAGACATACCGTGTGATTAACTCCAAGATTAGCCCCTGCATGGACTTACCTTCCAGGGCTGCCTTTGCCTTGAGATTGCGACGGATGGACTCGGGCACGTTGCGGATGATAATGGCAGCTTCTTTTTCATCGCCTTCCTCTTTGTGGATTTTAGCTGCCCAGCCCTGGGGGCAGGACATCTGCGATACGCCGACGAGCAGGGCGTACACCCCCGCTGTCGATAATACCACGTTGCCATACGTCCCGGCCTGGTGCTTTACCGGGTGCTCATACAATCCAATTGATTTCCATTGGTCTGTCATATTGTATCCTTTCCCGCGTGTAGGATGCGCGGCCCCCGAAAATAGATTAATTTGCTTCGCAATCCCCGTAACAAAAGCTGTGGCATTTGGTGCAATATCCGGGATGATTTTTGTGCAGCTCATCCATCTCCATCAGATCGATATCCTCCGCCAATTTCTCGCGGGCGGCTGTATCCGCGAGAGAATCGCCAGTCTGTTTATGGTCAAAACCCTCCGGCGGTGTAGTGCCAGCATGAGGCTGGTAGACGACACCGGACACCCCGCCGCACCACATGCAATTAAACGTGGCAATAATCTGCCCCGGCGTGTCTTTAAGCCACCCGTAATTATTATGGTTGTCGATCTCCACATCCTCGCCGAACCTGTCCATCAGATAAGCTCTCCATGCAACGCCCTTTTTGGGGTCGTGCTCCAAGACAATATCTTCACCGGGGATTTTATCGGCGAAATTTGCCCAGTAATAACCAAGAGCGTCACGTGGGTTCCCTGTGTAGTCAGAGGGGATAATGTTGATGGTTACGATTTGGTCTCTCATTGTCTTTACCTCCTGTTTTATTGTTTTGATTATAATATATATCTTTACAATCAAGATGTCAAGTCTTTTTTTCACTTTTTTTTAATAAATCGTATTCTAGAAGGTAAATCAATAGGTTGGGCTAACAAGTCGCTTGAGTTGACGGCTGAAAAAACGCCGCAACTCAGCCTGTGAGACGGATTAACCAATGAATGAAAAGCAGCTACTCCAGAAATTGACCGAGGCATTCGGCGCCGTTCAACCCAAAAAGGTGCTCATCGGCGCCGAAGCCATCATGGCGTATCTGTCTCGGATAGATGGATCCCCCATTTCACGGCACACGTTTTTGAAATTTGTAAAAATGGGAATGCCCGCCTGCACTATTGATGGGCTCTGGTATGCCCACGTCGACAACATCGATCGCTTTTTTCAGCAACGGACAAATGTGCGCATGAAACAGATTCCGGATGATGCGGAATGAATTTTATTATGAAGCCAAATATAATAAAGTCATTACCTTGTGACCGGATGTGTCAAAGTGGTGCTATAGTATTCAATTTGAAACAGATGGCAAGCGACATCGGTTGGGTAAAGAATCTTTTGTTTGCAATCCTTATTGCTCTCGTGATTGGAATCGGCGCTAGTTTGATAAAATGAAAAAAATTACTCCTTAATCATTAAATCCGTTTCATTTCTTTCTTAAAATCCGCCTTCGGGCGGATTTTTTTATTCCTCTTTCCCCTCCCCAAAACCCTGTCAATAGTAATATCGTATAAAAAACATATATAAAACGTATACAAAACGTATACAAAGCGTGAAATCACCCCAAAACCCCATGATATGGTGTTTGCAATTATTTTGCACAACCATATTTGGGGGAATACATGCCCGGAATCACACTTGCACAGGCCGAGACAAAGCTCTCAGAATGGATCACAGCCGAGGAGGCGGTCCAGACCGGCCAGAGCTACCGTATCGGAGAGCGATCGCTTGAGCGCGCCGATCTGAAATTTATCGGTGACCGCATCACCTTTTGGAATAAGCAGGTCATCCGCTTGACACGCGGCGGCATCCGCTTGACCGGGGGCACCCCATGTTGAAGGAGGTCAAGCCGCGCCGGCCCCTGGTCAGGCCAAACCCCCTTGACCGTGCTATCGGCTATTTTTTCCCTGCCGCCGGCGCCAGGCGCCTGCGATCGCGCATGGTGCTTGCCATCGCCAACGCCTACGAAGGCGCCAGCAAGACCCGCCGGGCCCTAAAAGAGTGGTCCACCTTCGGAAACGATGCTGACACCGACATTTTGACCGACCTGCCCACCCTGCGCGAAAGAAGCCGCGATCTGCTCCGGAACAACCCGCTTGCCACCGGCGCCGTCAAGACCAAGGTCACCAACGTGGTGGGCGCCGGCCTGCGCCTGCAATCGCGTATCGACCGCGATGTCCTGGCCTTCACCGACGAGCAGGCCGACACCTGGGAGTCGAAAACAGAGCGCGAGTGGCGCCTTTTCTGGGAGTCCAAAGACACCGACGTGGCCCGCACCTTAAACGGCCACGAGATCACCCGCCAGGTCTACCAGCAGCAAAAAGAAAACGGCGACGTGCTGGTCCTTTTGCCCCGCGTAAAACGCAAAGGATCCCCTTACGATCTCAAATTGCAGATCATCGAGGCCGACCGCCTGGCCAACAAAGACAACGCCGCCGATACCGAAACCCTGGCCGGCGGGGTCCAAAAAGACACCCAGGGCGCCCCTATCAACTATCACATATTGAGACATCACCCCGGTAACATCGGCTTTGCCACCCAGGAATGGGACACCGTGCCCGCTTTCGGGGCGGCCTCCGGCCTGCGCAACGTGATTCACGTATTCAACCCCACGCGGCCCGGCCAAAGTCGCGGTGTGCCCGACCTGGCCCCGGTCATCGAACCCTTAAAGCAGCTCGGCAAGTACACCGACGCCGAACTCATGGCCGCCGTCATTTCCGGATATTTTACCGTGTTCATCGAAAACGAGATGGGTATGGGCGGTTTTGATTACTCAAACATGGGAGATGAAACCGGCGCCGTAACGTCGGACAAAGACTATAAGCTCGGAAACGGCCTCATTCTGGAGCTGCAAAAGGGCGAGAAAGTGCACGATACCAACCCCGGCCGCCCCAATTCCACCTTTGACCAGTTTGTCCTGTCCGTGCTGCGCCAGGTGGGCGTGGCCCTGGAGCTCCCTTTCGAGGTCCTGGTCAAGCACTTTACCGCCTCTTATTCCGCCGCCCGCGCCGCCCTGCTTGAACTGTGGAAATATGTTTTGTCTGAGCGCCGCTGGCTTACGGACAATTTTTTAAGGCTCGTTTACGAGGTCTGGATGTACGAGGCCGTGGCCGCCGGCCGCATCGCCGCCCCCGGTTTTTTGAGCGATCCTGCCACCCGCGCCGCCTATCTGGGATGTGATTTCATCGGGCCGGCCAAAGGCCAGATCAACGAGGCCGTGGAGGTCAAGGCCGCCAAGGAGCGCGTGGACAGCGGCCTTTCCACCCTGGCCGCCGAAACGGCACAGCTCACCGGTGGCGATTGGGAGAAAAATCACAAACAACAAGTCAAAGAGCGCAGCGCCCGGCTCAATGACGGTTTACTGAAAGAGGTTGAAAATGCAGCAAAACCAATACGAGATCCGCAATCAAAGTGACGACACGGCCGACCTGTTTTTGTACGGCATTATAGGCGACTATTGGGACGAACTTGACGCCAAGGACATCGTCGACGATTTGCGCCGCTTGCAGGTGAAAACCATCTTTGTGCACATTTACAGCCCCGGCGGATCCGTGTTCGCCGGTCTGGCCATCTACAACGCCCTCAAGGCGCACCCGGCTAAAATTGTGGTCAAAATCGATTCGTTGGCCGCCTCCATAGCGTCTGTCATCGCCATGTCCGGTACGGTGGAGATGCCCGAAAACGCCTTTTTGATGATTCATGATCCATTTGGCGGCGTCTATGGCGGCGCAGGAGAAATGCACAAAATGGCCGCCTTACTGGAAAAGGTCAAGTCCAGCCTGGTCGGCGTTTACAATGCCAAGACCGGCCTGGAGGAACAAAAGATATCGGACATGATGGCCGACGAAACCTGGATGATGGCCGCCGAGGCGGTCGAGCTCGGCTTTGCAGACACCATCATCGGCGCCGCCGAACCCCAGAATATGAACGTATTTAATTCACTTACAAATTATAAAAACGTGCCCGAATCCCTCAAACACTATGCGGGCCCAAAAACTCCCGCCGATCCGGCGGACAAAACACAAGGAGGAAAACCCATGCCGACAGACAAAACCAAACCTCCGGTGATCACACTGGAAGCTTTGCGCAACGATCATCCGGACCTCGTCAAGGCGATTTTTGCAGAAGGTAAAGATCTGGGCGCCGAAAGAGAGCGTTTGCGTATCCAGGCTGTCCAGGCCCAGGCCATGCCCGGCCACGAGGATTTGATTCAAAGTCTCATGTTCGACGGCGAAACCACCGGCGAACAGGCGGCCGTCAAAGTCCTCCAGGCTGAAAAAAAGATCCGTCTCGACGCACAGGATAAACTCGACCAGGACACCGTTGCCCCGGTCAACCACAGCACCCCTCCGGATCCGGGTACCACCCCGCCGGATCAGGAAAAACCCTTTGACGAGCGTGTCAAAGATACCTGGGAAAAAGACGCCAAGCTGCGCAGCGAGTTTGGCAACGACTTTGAAGCCTACAAGGCATATGAGCAGGCCCGCGAGGCCGGCAACGTAAAATATCTCAAAAACCGGGAAAAGAAGTAAATCCCAAAACCATAAAAAGGAAAAATCCTTAAAATTTTCAAGGAGGGTTAAAACATGACAACCTTATCAGCAGACACGGCCAGAGACTTCGAGATCGGCGACCGTAACGAGTTTGCGGTCATCGCTTCGGACATTATTTATGAAGGCGCCGCCGTCGGCCTGGTCAAGGCCTCCGGCCACGCCCGGCCCCTGACCAGCGCGGACCAGTTTGCCGGCTTTGCCGAGAAACAGGCCGACAACTCCGCCGGCGCGGCAGCCGCCATCAACGTGCGCGTTCACCGTAAAGGTGCGGTCAAACTGGCCGTCACAGGTGCTGTCATCACTGACGTGGGCTGCCCCGTTTATGCCCAGGATGATAACGCCTTTTCTTTTCTCAAGACCAGCGGTGTTTTTATCGGCTTTGCCCGGCGCTTTGTGTCCTCCGGCTACATGATTGTCGAGTTTGACGTTGACAAATACGTGGATCCCCACGAAGGCCTTACCGCCGAAACCGTCAGCGACAATAAGACCCTCGACAAATTGGATGACGGCAAGGTCTTTTTTGTGGATACCGACGCCAAGGCCATCACCCTTTTGGCCGTCGAGGGCATCGCTTGCCGCATCGTCAACGCCGGCGCTTACGGCGCCGTGGCCGTCAACATCAGCCCCAACGCAAACGACATGATCGAGGGCCCGGACCTGACCGGTGTGGATGACAAGGACCTGATCAACACCAAGGCCACCGCCAACCGGGGAGACTATGCCGACATCGAGTACGGCGATGCCAACGGCTGGCTTGTGCGCAAGCTCAAAGGCACCTGGGCCATGGAAGCCTAAAACGCGCAAAGAGCAAAGCGCAGAGAGCAGAGCAAAACCAAACAATATCAACCTGCCATGCACTCTGCACTATGCGCCATGCAAATACCACCATGAGCAAAAAAGGAGAATAACATGGGAATTAAAAAAATCACAGAGCGGCAAATCATCGGGGAGTTTTACAAGACCCTGCAACAGGATTCGGGCGCCGCCTGGATCAATGCTGTTTCAAACTATTTCACTTCCGATCAAAGCTCGGAGGAATACGCCTGGCTCGGCATGTCACCGGCCATGCGTGAGTGGGTCGGCGGCCGCAATGCCAAGGGCTTCCGCGAAAACAATCTGACAATCACAAACAAACACTATGAGGCCACCATCGAGTATCTGGTCAAAGACCTTCGCCGCGACAAGACCGGCCAGGTCATGGTTCGCATCCAGGAGCTGGCGCGGCGAACAAACGCCCATTGGGCCTCGTTGCTTACCACGCTCATTTTAAACGCATCCGCCACGGTCTGCTATGACGGCCAGTACTTTTTTGACACGGATCATTCCGAGGGCGATTCCGGCACCCAGGACAACGATATTTCGGTGGACATCTCCGCTTTGCCCTGCGCGGTGCACGGCAGCACCACGGCGCCCAGCGTCGAGGAAATGCAGCTTGCCATCGCCCAGGCCATTGCCCAGATCGCAGCTTTCAAAGATGATCAGGGCGAACCCATGAACGAAAACGCATCTGCTTTTCTGGCCATGGTGCCGGTGTCACTTATGAATGTGGCCAAGCAGGCCGTGGCCACCCCCATCCAGGTGGATGCCAGCCAGACGGCCCTGCAGGCGCTCAAGCAGGATTTTTCCATCTCCGCCGTGCCCAATGCCCGCCTGTCGGATTGGACCGATTCTTTTGCCGTGTTCCGAACCGATTCGGCCATGAAGGCCTTTATCCGCCAGGAGGAAACCAAGGTAAGCCTGAAAGTCAAGGGTGAAGGCTCCGAGTACGAGTTTGACAACGATGCCCATCAATATGGCGTCGATACCTGGCGCAACGTGGGCTACGGTTACTGGCAAAACGGCTGTCTTGTGACCCTGGCATAAAAGCGCATAGCGCAAAGAGCATAGCGCAAAGCAAAACCATCAACTTGCCCCGCGCCATGCGCCCAAACGCGCATAGAGCAAAGCGCATAGAGCAAAGCAAAGCCAAACCGTATCAACCCGCCATGCTCTCTGCGCCATGCACCATGCGAATACCGCTGAAAGGAGCGTGTCATGCGCAAATACGAAACCACGGCTGTCGTGGATTTGTTCGGAGGTCTTATCGGGCTGTCAGAGGAGCAGGCAGCCCGCCGGGCCCGGAACCTGAAACCGGTCAAAAAAGGCGTTTACGAGATCGTCGGGCCGGTGCAGTTCAAGGCCGGTGAGCTTATCTCCCTGGACAAACCGGATAAAGCCACCGCCGCCAAATTAGAATGGATCAAGCCGCAACCCAAACCGGATCCGGCGCCGTAAGAACATGACCCTCACTGATGACCACTATACGCTTTTCGGCGTATCGGCCACCTACACGCCGGCCGGTGGTTCCGGATCCGCCGTCACCATCCTTTTCCGTGACCAGCCCGATCTGGACGAGGCTGCAAACGAGCCCGGCGCCCGCGTGCATCGCGCCGAGATCTGCGTTCGCCAAAGCGAGGTCGATTCCCGCCCCGGCTATCTGGACACCTTTGCCATCACCGACGGTGTGGACGATTCCCAGACGTGGACCGTAGTTCCCGACGGTGTCCGCGAAAGGCGCCCCGCAATGGATTTCGCCGGCGAGTGGGTCTGTGTGTGCGAACGCGAAACGAGGCCTGTCTTATGAGCACTTCCGCTGCACGACTGATCTGGCGCAATGCCCAAGGCTTGAAGAAAGACCTGGATGCCATCGACAAACAGCGCGTCAAGGCCGCCGAAATCGCTGCCAGGTCGGAGGGGAACCGGCTGCGCGAGAAACTCAAGGGCGAGGTCTACAAGGCCCGGCCCGGCGGCACCCGCCTGAAGCCGCTGACCCAGCTCGCGCGCCGCACCAAGAAAGGCAAATTCAAGAAATTTGCCCGCAAGCCCCTGGCCCGCACGGGCCGTCTGGTGCGCTACAACGTGGAAAAACAGGGTAAAAAGGTCAACCTCAGTGTCGGCTTTCTGAGCGGCCAGATGAAAAAGCGTTCCTGGAAGCGACTGCTCTTACAGCATCAGGCAGGCGGAAAAGCTTTGCGAAGCGAGATAAAAGAAGCCCGAAAAGCTGAGGGGAACAGCCGCACGAGATTGGGCAGACATTTTGCCCGCATCGGCGCCATACTGGAAAAACGCGGCGATCCGGACGCAAAGTTTTTCTTTTTGACCACGCATGCCCGCCGGCGGTTGGGATCCTTTGCACAGCAGCTTCCGCCACGTCCGCTAGTCGATCCCTTCTTGAGAGCAAACGAAAACGAAGTTCAGCAGAACATGGTTGATAAGTGGGAGCGCAAAATGGCCGGAGAATATATATGAACATGATCACCCTCAAAGATACCCTGCGAAACGCCATCCACGACGACAGCGACACGCAAACGTGGTGCACGGCCCAATATGGCCGCAACCACAAGGTATATGTGGGCATCGATCTGCGCAAGCCGCCCGGAAAAGACGACTGCCCGCTTGTCATGCTGGCCATGGATGCCAAGGCCGAGGGCTACGCACTGAGCGAACAGAACCACGTCTTCGGCGTCGTGTGCGAGCTCTACAACTCAAGCGAGGCCGCCACCGGCAAGGCCAACGTGGTGGAGTACCAGGGCGTGGATCACATCGAAACCTTACGCCAGTACGTTTTGGCCGCCATCGCCGCCGTGATCCCGGCCGGCTTTTTCCTGCAGACCGTTGAAACCGAGTTTTCCCAGATCGAGTTTTTCCCGTTTTTCGATGTGGCCATGATTTTGAAGATTTCGACCATCTATTCCCAGGGCGGCGACCCATTCGCATAGCGCTGAGCGCAAAGCGCAAAGCAAAAACGCCATGCGCCATGCCCTATGCGCGAAGCGACTAAAAGGAGCAAGCATCGTGAAACCCTACAAAGGCCAGATAAGAATCGAGTGCGAGAAGCAAAAAGGCGGCTGCCTGCGCAACCTTAAAAAGGACGTGGAGCCCGGCTGTATGGATTGCCCCCAGGCCCGCACCACCATCGTGGACCTGGAGCAAAAGCCCCTTTTCGAGTATAAAAGCCCGCCGGCCAAAACCGGCAAACGCAAATAGGGTTTATGGGGTTGATAGAGTTTATCGGGTTTATTGAGTTAAAAGACCCAACAAATCCAACAACCCAATAAACTCAACAAACCCAACGAACCCAATAACCCTTTAACGGAGGAAATGAAAAATGGCAGGCAACACCACTCCCATCCACGGCAAAGTGTGCCGCGTTGAGAAAAACGGTACCCTGATGGAGTTCACCGAAAGCTGGAATATCAACGTCAGCATGGACGTGGCCGACATCTCGCGCCAGGGCCAAAACTGGAAAGAGATCCTGCCCGGAATGTCCGGTTGGGACGGCTCATTTTCCGGCCAGGCCGTGCACGGCAATACCGAGCAGGCCGCCATCTTTGACAACATCATCGTTGCCACCCCCGGCACCAAGCTCACAGACATGGAGTTCAACCTGGAGGACACCGGCGATTACTTTTCCGGAGATCTCTACATCACCGGCGTGTCTTTTGGCCCCGGCATCGGCGATGCGGTCAAATTCACCGTCAATTTCCAGGGCACCGGCGCCTTGAGCAAAACCCTGGCGTAATGCGCAAACGCAGTTTATTGGGTTGATAGAGTTTTTTGAGTTTATTGAGTACGAAAAACCCGACAAACCCAATGAACCCGACAAACCCAATAAACTCAACTTGCGACTGAAAGGAGCAAAGCCTTATGCCAAGCCCTACATCCCCCATTCATGGGCTACACGCCAATTTGTACCGGCTACGGCCAAACGGTTTTTCCGGATCCGGGCTCAATGATCTGACCTGGGGCACCGGGTACAGCGGCGGCGGATCGTCGGCTTATTTCGAAGTTGAAATCGACGCCGCCGGCACCCCGGATACCTTCAAATGGCGCAAAAACGGCGGGGCCTATACCACCGGCGTGGCCATCACCGGTGGAGCCCAGACCCTGAGCGATTCCCAGACGGTCACTTTCGGCGCCACCACCGGCCACACTCTGGGCGATAAATGGGCCATCGGCAACCTCGACACCGAGGCCTGCACCGAGTCCGGCATCGAGGGCCAGATCACCGACGCGGACAAGCGGATCCTCAACCCCAACGTCCCGCCCACCTTCACCGATTCGGGCGGGCAGAGCGTGATCCGCCTCGACCACTCGCGCGGCGCGGCCGTTTTCGACGGAAACGTCACCGTAGTGACCGTAGCCGGCAATAACGGTTACATCCCCTATGCCGCCATGCAAAAGGTGGGCTATTTGCGCGACTGGAGCCTCAATTTCACCCTCGACATGGCCGACGCAAGCCGTGCCGGCCAGAAGTGGAAAGAGTTTCTCCCCGGCCTGGCCAGTGCCGCCGGCAACGCCAACGCCCATCTCATCGGCGGCAAATCCTTTTTCGATTCCCTGGAGGATGAGCTCGACGGTACCCAGAAATACCACCTGTTGCAGCTTTTCACCTACGATCCGGACCAGGACCAGACCGGTGACCATTACATATGCTGGGCCGTCATCACCGGCCTGAACATCCAGGCCCCCATCGGTGAGCTGGTCACAGAACCGGTCACCTTTGAAGTACAAGGGCTGCCCACATTCAGGGCCGACACATAACCGCAAAGCGCATAGAGCATAGCGCAAAGCAAAAAACACAATGAACCCAACAAACCCAATAAACTCAATAAACCAAAATCCGGAGGATTTTACATGAAACTAGACTTTACCGGCCTTACCATCAAGGCCCAATGGCACACATACAAAATCGACAACATGCAATGCGAGCTCGAAATCGAGCCCTACCCCCAGGAGGAGATGAATTTTATCATCACGCCCGAAAGCAACATCCTCATATCGGGCAAGGAACAGAAGAAAGTCTTCATGCGCTCCTTGAAACGGGCCAGGTATTTGACGGATGCCGACGACAACCCGCTCCAGCTTACCGAAGAAATCAAGGAGAAGATCTTTGCTTTCCAGATGAGCGGCATCCCGGCTTTCGTCATCAGCAAATCTTTTGATTTCAACCGCAAAAAAGAGGAAGCGGAAAAAAACTAACTCAATGGGCCGCGTGGTTTTTTTCAAGAAACCATTACACCTGCGAGCTCTGCCACAAGGCCCAACACGACGGATATGTAAAGGTTGAATGTCATGGCATCGAAAGCGCAGCCAAATGTCCCCTTGACCGGGTCCCCCGGCTGGATGAGGAAAACAGGCCTTTTTCGCGTTTGCTGCTGCGCATGCTCCCCGGTCTTTGCCGTGGCGACGGTTCTTTCGATTATGGCGCCGTTGATTCTGTTTTCCGTATTTATCGCGTTCCTAAAGGCCAGCGCCCGATCCTCATGGACCGCGTCCGGATCTGCATCGATGCCATTCTGGAGCTCCGCGCCCAAGAGCGCAAAGAGCAAAGCGCATAGCGTTTTGAGTTGCTTGAGTTCGTTGAGTTTGTTGCGTTACCGGGTTCCCGGAAACCCAATGAACTCAATAAACCCAACTAACCCTATGAACTGGGGTACCCATGTCTGCTAAACTAAAACTTGATCTGGTGGTGGATGACAAGGGTTCCGTTACCATCACGGAATTTTCTTCAACAACCCAAAAAAGAATGAAAATGGCCAAAAAGTCTGTGGTCGCTCTTGGGGCGGCCCTGACCGGCCTGACGGCCGCCACGGCCGCAGCCATCAAAAAATCCGTGGATGAGTACGCTGTTTTCGAGACCGCCCTGGTGGACATGGGCAAGGTGACAGCACAGCCGCTTCAGCAGATCCGTAAAGACGTCATGTCCATCGATCCCGCCCTGGGCAGCGCGACCGAACTCATGCAGGGCTATTACCAGGTCATTTCCGCGGGCGTCACCGAACCGTCAGCGGCGCTTGATATGTTGAAAGTTTCAGCCAAGGCCGCCAATGCGGCCCACCTGGAACAAAGCGAAACCATCAAGGGTTTGACCAAGGTCATGGCCGGCTACAAGGGCGAGATCGAGACCGCCTCGGATGCCGCCGATCTTCTGTTTCAGATCGAAAAACAGGGCCAGACCTCCGTGGCCGAGCTGATCCCCGTGATCGGCGGCCTGGCCGCCATGTCAAAGGACCTGGGTGTCCAACAGGAAGAACTCGGCGGCGCCCTGGCCCAGATCACCCAGACCGCCGGCACCACGTCCGAGGCCGCCACTCAGTACCAGAGCGTGTTGACCGCCCTCATGAAACCCTCAAAGGCCATGTCCGAAGCTCTTTTCAGCATGGGTCACGAATCGGCCCAGGCCGCCATCGAGGCCGTGGGCTTTTCCGGCACCCTGCAGAAACTGCAGCAGTGGACCGGCGGCAGCGCCGAGAAAATGGCCGCCCTCTTCGGCCGCGTGGAGGCCCTCAAGGGCATGAGCGCGTTGGCCTCCGGCGATTTCAAACATTTTAACCAGCAGGTGGCCGGCATGGGCGAGCGGGCCGGTTCATCCGCCAAGGCTTTCGATGATTGGAAAGGCACCTTTGAGGCTGTCAAGAGCACTTTTGGCAATACGATCAATAAAATTGCTATCGAGTTCGGCACGGCCATCGCCCCGGCGTTAAAAAGAGCCATGGAGAAAATTTCAAGCTATGTCGAGAAAAATCGCGGCAAGTTCGCCGAATGGGCCAAAACGGTTGAAAAAATTTTTAACAATGTGGAAACGACCCTGAAAGTCATCACCCCGGCGGTCAAATTCATGGCCAAGGCCTTTGTGAAAACAGGCGAGGCCATCGGCATCTCCATGGCCAAGGTGGCTGCTTTTATCGACAAGATAAAAGCGCTGACCAAAATAAAGATAAAAATACCGTTTTTGGGATCCGGCTCCACAACGCGGCCCTTGAGCGAAAAGATAGACGAGATGAAGGGCAAGTTCGATTGGTTTTATGGGGCCATCGGCGATCCCCGAACCGCTCTGATCCATTTTACCGGCAACGCCGGTACGGGCCAGATGCCGGCCACTCAAGCCATAGGCGTACTCGAGGATTTCTGGGTGGCCAAAGCAGAGGCAATCAAGGGCAATGTGCCGGATATCAAAGTGAATACCACGCCGTCCACCGACGCAATAGATCTCATAAAAGCGGCGCTCGAGAACCAGGTCGGCGAGGGTGGAGCATGGCCCACGTGGAAAGGTGCCGTCGAAACCCTTACGGGCGGTCTGTATGCCAATTTAAAGCAGGGTTTGGACGATTTCTTTTTCGTGATGTTGAAGGAAAATGAAGGTACTCTGGGTGCTATAAAGCGGGCGCTTGAGGATTCTGTTAAAACGGACGGCGCATGGCCGACCTGGGAAGCTGAAGTTATTAAGATTGCCGGCGATGCCGGCGCGGGCGCCAAGAGTGCGCTTTCTCAATCCCTTTTTGTGGCCATAAAGGGCGACATGGACCAATTCGAAATTATTTGGCAGGGCTTTTTAGATAGTTTGCTAAAGTCTTTTACCGACACGGTGGCCGATATGGTCGTTTCGGAGCTGGTCGAGTTTGGCGGCAATTTGCTCTTTGATATTCTGTCAGCGGATACGGGGATCTGGAAAATAAAAAAAGATCAGGTCGTCCAGGTTCATGAAGGTGAGATGATCCTTCCAAAGGACGTTTCCGAACAAATGAGAAAATATTTTGAAGGCCCCGGCGCCGGCCCGGATATTGCGCCCGCTTTGTCAGGCGTTACGGCATCACCGGAAGCCGCGGTGGCGTTTGGCCGCGGATCCGGCCGCTCGCTGGGCATTTCAACCATTTCTGCGCTTGCAGCTTATGGGACTGTACCCGTGGCGGCGCTTCCAATGATGGGAATGAAAGCATTTATGTATGGTATGAATCAGGCAGCAATGTCAATTACCAATGCCCAGGCAATCGCGGCCAATCTGATTGAAGCCGCCATGATAGGCGGCGGCTATGCAATTGGCGGCCCGATTGGTGCAATAATCGCAGGACTCCTTTCGTCAATACTTGGCCCACACATTGCCTCAGCCCTTGGCTTTACAGATCAAACGCCGGAACAATCATTTGAAGCTGCGCAGGGTATGTTTGGAGGATTGCAGGGTCAAGAAGCGGCTAATGCTGTGGGCGATCTCTCCGGCCTTTCGGAAGGACAGTCAGCCGGTGCCTTATTTCATACCGGCGGTTTTTTGGGCCTCAAAAATGACGAGGGCTTTTTTGTCGGTCAGACCGGCGAGGGCGTTTTATCCCGGCGCGGCATGACCGCCCTTGACCAGCTAAACCAGGGCCAGGCGCCCGGCGGCAGCGGTCCCATCTACATCACCGTGGAAATCGGCGGGCAGGAGTTCGACGCCCGCATAAAAAGCATCTCGGACGGTGTGCGCGTCAAGGCCGCAGCGCGCGGCATAGGCAACCGCCGCATGGTTTTTGCACCGGTATAAATCAATTATGCTTCTAGTCGAATTTAACATAAACGGCACGCTCCATTACCTCTCCATCGAGGGGCACGACCTGGCCCACAATTGGAAGCGCAAAATCGTTTCCATCGATCCTCTGCAGTATGCCGTTCAGGGTGATCATGGTGGCTATTGCCGTTTGGAACTGGGGCAAATCGTGTTCACCCCGGATCTGTTCGCAAACGACTGGCCCCCCCCGCTTTTTTGCCCCATAACGATCAAGTTCACCGAATCCAACGAGGCCACGGCCCAGACCCTTTTTGCAGGAACGGCGCATTTGCAGAACATGACCTTTGATCAGGGCGCATATGAGATTTACGATACGCTTGATTATTCGGCCCTGATATCCGATGGCACAGAGTTTGACGATACCCTGGCCAATGTCTTTACGGCCCTTTGCGATCCCACGCAGTTGAATTTGAGCATCGACACCACCTATGCCCGTTCGCCCTCTCCCGGTGTGGTGCATACGGTTGATGGGGATCAGCGAACCATCGATTTTCTGGATAACCTGGCCCGGTTTTATGCGCACCTGTTTTACATCGATTCGGCTACGTCCACCTTGCACCTGGTGGATATGTATGCCGATGCCGGGTCGCGTACCCTTACAAACTTTTTCCCTCCCCATTACGAGCAGAAAAGACCGGCGGCGTCCGTGACCGACGGCACATATAAAAGCTATTCCATGTATGTCTATGGAGAAGCCGTGGAGCAGGATTCGTTCCACGATACCGAGGCCAACATCGTCGCCGCCCAGGCCGACATTCTGTACCTGTTGAGTGCCAAGCGGTGTTCGGTGCGCATGCCTTTGACCGGCACCCTGCCAACGCCGGGGGAGCGCATCTCCTGGACCGATTCGGAGCTTTTGGCCGACACCAACACCCAGGCATATATTCGGGCGCGCATCATCCAGTATGATTTTGATAACGATGAAGTGATCATTACGGGCGAGGGGCGGCTGACCGTGACTGATGATTATTTGTTGATGGAAAGCGGCGATGCTCTCCTTTTGGAGTCTGGGGACAAAATAATAATTTAGAGGACGACATGGCAAATACCGAAATATCAGGATTAACCAGCATAACTACATTGGCGTCTGATGATGTGTTCCCGGTGGTCGATGTGAGTGGGTCGGTCACCAAAAAGATCACCAGAGACAATCTCAAGGCAGACCTGAATCCGTTTCCCTCCGGCACGATTATGCTTTTCGGTCAGAACGCGGCCCCCACCGGCTGGACCCGTAAAGCCGATTGGCAGGACAATGCCATGCTCTGCTATGCGGCCAGCGGCAACATAGGCTCCGGCGGCGGTGTGGATCCCCAGGCCACGCATACGCATGCGGGTGGAAGTCATGCACTGACAGTGGCCGAAATGCCTTCTCATGATCATAATGTAAAGCATTACTATTACAGCATGATGGGCGGCAGTGGCGCTTATTCGGTATGCAGGCCGTTGAATGGCGATACGGGGCCGGTAGCTAACGGTATGTCAGAGGATTCAGTCGGTGGTGGTAGTGCGCATGACCACGGCAATACCGGCGCAAACACAGCGCCATATTATCAGGAAGTGATCGCAGCCACAAAGGATTGAGAATGAAAAAGCCCCCCTGCATACGCGGCATTGTAAAACGTTGCCCGGAGAAAACCTGGGATGGCGAAAGCGGCTGCCCGGCCTGGATTGAGCGCAACACCCTCACGAAAGGCGGCGAGCAGCAAATTGTCAAGCAGTGTTTGGATTTGTGGGTGTTCAAAATGCTTTGGGACCAATGCGGCCTCCTTGAAGGAAACCAGCAGGCCGTCGAATCGTTTAGAAACGGCATGTGCCAGGAAATCAACGGAGAGGTAATGCCAAAGCCGGACCCGGTGATGGTAGCGCTTTTTAACGAGCAGCAGAAAAAGTTGATCCAATGAAAATACTCTACCCCGACAACATTCTGACCATCACCGCCGACGAGGAAGACAGTCAGTACCCGGCCAGCAACCTTCAAAACAGCGATCCCAAATCGTACTGGAAGCGCAGCTCATCGGGCAACGGCGAGCTTGAAATCAAGGTTGATGAGGATACCGACCGGGTCGCTCTTTGCAACTGCAACGCCTCCGCATTGACCGTCACGGCCCGGATCAGCATCGCCTTTTCCTTTGGCGGGTCCTGGTCATTTGGTGGGTCGTGGTCTTTCGGCGGTTCCGAGGAGTCCGGCACGGTGGTAAGCGGCACATACCCGGACGGCCGCTTTGTCGCCTGGGCCACCTTTACTGCCCAGAGTCACACCTTCCATCTGATCTTGGATTTCACCTGCAGTTCGACGTTGCAGTGCGGAATCGTCCGGGCCTGTGAAACCGTCGATTTTGGGGACCCACGTATCGGAATCAGCGAGGGCATGCGCGATTACTCCATCAAAAAGGGCTACAACACCCCCGGTGCTTTCTATACCCGTAAACGCAGCGTGGCCCGCACCCTTAATCTTGAATTGCCCGCCGAGTGGGCTTCCGAGTTCTGGTCTTTGTTTATGAACGTCCTGGCCCAGGCCGGGCCTGACCCGCTCTTTTACATCATAGTCGAGTCCGAAGCGGCGGCCCATCAGTACAAGTGGCTTTTGTTCGCCATGCCTGATGGCGACATGCCCGAAGCCGGGCACAACACCCCGGATTATTCTTTTATCGAAATTCCCCTTTTGGAGGTCGTATAAATGGCAAACAAATTCTGGCCCATAAATGGAGATCTGACCGGCGGCGGCGCTGATGATCTGGATGGTATAGACGGCAGCCTGATCACCAACGGCGATATCGCGCTTTGTGTTGTCGATGGCGAAGCCTATCTGTACGAGGCCAACACGTCGGGCGGCCTGTCCGAAAATTCGCCCAAGGTCATCGTCCCCGATTCAAACCCAGGCTCCATCAACTGGGAGCTGCAAAACACCAATCGCATGCACCAGAACCTACTCACCAATTCCGGTTTCGATGTGTGGAGCAATTCGACCCTTGAGAATGTGGGGAGTGCCATTAAAGATGATGACATGGCCGATGACGATACCGCCGATTGGGCGCAAGACGGTGATTCGCTATCGTTTGACACTGATCATTACGAGTTCGCTACGAGCGGCGCGGACAAGTACATGATTTACAATAATAACGTGTCGGTCACTTCCGGCAAGCTGTATAAAATTTCAATCGATATCAAGGACGGCACGGCGTCAGGCGAAACCCTTAAATTGTATATGTACGACAACACGACTTCGCATAGATCACCGATAAAAACCACGACCGGCTCATGGGTAACACACACGTTTGTTTTTGAGGCAACGGCCACGACATCAACCGGCGATGCTGGTTTAGATGGCGTCAGTGATTGCGGGGGCAACAATATTGAGTTGAAAAATTTTACCTTTTACGAAGTCACCCCCGGCTGCGTGGCGGCTAATTTCCTTGCGCCGGATAGTTGGTATAAACTGAGACAGGATACAGATATTTGGCGAGAGCATTGGAACGGTACAGGAGGTGACAGCGACACGGTAAAAGCGGGATCTTTATATGCCATTAAAATTGCAGGGGGGGCAACAGATGGATATGT